GTAATTGAAGGACTATTTGGACCAACCTATCATACCACTACCACTAAAAAATTAATAGATCAAGAATTACTTTCCAGTATTAATATTGATTGTTTACAGTTACAATACAGCCCAGAAGACATACAAGCAACAAAGAAAATGTTGTATGTGGATGAAATTAGATGGGTTGTTAGTAACACCAAACGAAATGTGTTTATTAAAAATCTATGTAACAAATTAACAGGCAATACTTTAGTTCTTTTTAATTTTGTGGAACTACAAGGTAAGCCACTTTATGAATTAATAAAATCAAGTTCAACAAAACCTGTATATTTTATTCATGGAGCTACAGAAGTAGATGAACGAGAACAAATACGAAAAATTATGGACTCTGGAACAGATGCAACGCTTATTGCATCGTACGGTACGTGTTCTACAGGCATAAATATAAGAAACATACACAATATTGTGTTTGCCTCTCCATCTAAGTCCGTTATACGAATTTTACAATCAATAGGTAGAGGTTTGCGAAAAAGTGATACTAAAGTACAAATGAAACTTATTGATATTGCAGATGATCTGCGTTATAAAAAACAAATCAATCATGGTATGAACCATCTGCATGAGCGTTTAAAAATATATACTAATGAAGGCTTTCCGTATAAATTAATATCAGTGCAACTACCAAAGGAGTCAAATGAAAAATTACAAGATAATAAAACTGAAATCGGGTGAAGATTTAATAGGAGCTGTTCGTCTTGCTAAAGATGGATCTATTAAAATTTACAGACCTATGGTTTTTAAATCAATGGTAACACAAGATTTATTTGGTGGTATGCGAGAAGTGTTTATGCTTAAAGATTGGTTGATGTTATCTGATACCAAAATTGCTGCTCTTTCTAAAGAATCTATTAATACTATAATACCAGCATCAATAGATGCCTCAAAATTATACGAAACTGAAAAAAATAAATTGGATACCAAACCAGCAAAACCTAAAAAAGATTCTGGATTTCCTTTCCCATTTCCTCCTCTGCCAGAAGGAACTTCTGATGAAGATCTGATCAATGAATTTAAGAAACATGTAGAGGATATGATCGATTCTTCTATGAAAAACAACGAAATGGATTCTAACTTAAAAGATTTTGCAAAACCGCAAAAAGGTGATAAAATGGTGTTTATGAACCTCGTATTTTCACCTGAAGTAATCGTTGAACTTCTAAAGTCTGGACTACTAGACCGAAAAGAATTGGGTGAAATGGTAAACGAAATAACCAATGAAAATGGAGAGGGTATGAGCCCTGACAAATTCACTGGTGATAAAAAGGATAAAAAGGATTTGGGTAATGAGTGGACTGATTGGCCCGCTGACCCTAACTCAGAAGATTACAAATAACCTATTCTTCTTTATCTCAGACAAAATATTATAGCAGGAAATTTATATCATGTCAAGTGGAAAGTCTAAAAAATCTAAAAAAGTAAAAGAAGATGACGGTTTAAAACGTGTAATAAAAGAAGATCATTATATTGATAATAAAGAATTCTTAGCAGAAATGATCAAATGGAAAAAAGCAATACGTGAAGCAGAAGACAGCGGAGACGACACACCACCAGTTTCCGATTACATTGGAACGTGTTTTCTTAAAATAGCAGAACGATTATGTTCTAAATCTAATTTTGCTAACTATCCGTATAAAGAAGAAATGATTGGTGATGGAATAGAAAATTGTTTAATGTACGCACACAATTTTAATCCAAGAAAATCTAAAAATCCTTTTTCCTATTTTACACAGATAATATATTATGCATTCTTACGTCGAATAGAAAGAGAAAAGAAACAAGCGTACGTTAAATTAAAGATGACAGAAAACATGGACGACGGAACAATTCATAAATGGTTTAGAGAAAACTATTTTGAAAAAGAAAGTCCACGACAAGCTTTAAGTGAATTATTTCAAATTTCTGAACGTGATATTGAAAAGTATGAACCAAAGAAACGCAAAAAGCGTCGTAAGAAAATATGAAAATTGCAATTATTGGTGATACCCATTTTGGGGCACGAGGCGACTCTCCCCTTTTCTTAAATCATTTCCTTAAATTTTTTGAAGACCAGTTTTTTCCGTATCTTAAAGAACACGGAATTACTAAAGTTCTTCACTTAGGCGATCTGTTTGACCGCCGAAAGTTTGTAAATTTTAATACTCTTCATCATACCAAGAAACGATTTATTGATTGGTTTGATACTAATGGTGTAGAGCTTCACTGTATCTTGGGCAATCATGATGTGTTTTATAAAAATACAAACAGGTTAAACTCACCCAAAGAAGTGCTGGCAGAATGCCATCCCTCATTTCATCTGTACGAGGATACTCAAGAAGTGTGTTTTAATGGTGCTACTATTTTAATGGTTCCATGGATCAATGAAGAAAACAAAGACCGCTTCATGCAAAAAATCAAGGATACCAAAGCAACCATACTAGCAGGCCATCTAGAACTTAGTGGTTATGAGGTCATGCCTGGTGTAAAGTTTGGTGAAGGCATGGACGACAAGTTCCTAGAAAAGTTTGATCTGGTCCTGTCGGGTCACTTCCACAAGAAGAGTTCCAAAGGGAATGTACATTATCTGGGCACACAATACCAGATGACTAGTATTGATACCAACGAGATAAAGGGGTTTCATGTGCTAGACACAGAGACCCGCGATCTTCAGTTTATTCCCAATTCTATGAAGATGTTTCATAATGTGGAATGGCGAAATGGAACACTTATTCAGGATTTTGATCCCTCCAAATATAAGGGAACATATGTAAAGGTAATAGTTTACGAAAAAAAGAGTGAAACAAAATTTGACCAATTCTTAGATTCGTTGTATGCTGCAGAACCGGCTAGTGTAAGTATAATTGAAGATTTAAGTGATAAGACTAAAGAAGACGGAGAATTAGATATTTCTGAAGATACATTAAGTCTTATTAATAAAGAAATTGATGGGATGGAAGCAGATAATAAAGAAGAACTAAAAAATATTGTTCGTGAAATTTATATGGAGAGTTTAGATTGATTACATTTAAGGTTGTTCGTTTTAAAAACTTTGGTTCTTTCGGTAATACTTTTACTGAAATTCAGTTGAATAAAAACAACACAACTTTAGTGTGCGGTTCTAATGGTAATGGAAAATCGTTTGCGTTCCTAGACTCTATCAGCTTTGCTTTGTTTGGTAAACCGTTTCGCAATATGAACATTCCTCAACTTGTAAACAGCATCAATAAGAAAAATTGTGTTGTTGAACTAGAATTTACAATAGGCAAAACAGAGTACAAAGTTGTTCGTGGTTTAGCACCAAAGGTGTTTAAAATATACAAAGACGATGAACTGTTGAACGAAGATGCCAAAAGTAAAGACTATCAGAAGATCCTAGAAGAACAGATCGTTGGCATGAACCACAAAACGTTTTCTCAGGTGGTAGTGCTAGGCTCATCTTCTTTTATTCCATTCATGCAGTTAACACCGGCAGATCGCCGTCTGGTGATTGAAAACATCTTAGACATTGGTATTTTCTCCGAGATGAACGGTGTATTAAAAACCAAGATAGGTACTGCCAAAGGCAATCTACAAGCAGTAGAATCTGAACTGTTATTGGTAAATGAGAAAGTATCCGCAACCAAAGAGGTGTTAGAGTCGTACCAACGCAACACGTCAGATCGGGTAGCAGATCGTAAAAAGACTCTGGAAGAAAATACAGAAACCATCAAAGTCCTTTCTAAAGAAATTAAAACACTCCAGAAAAATATGAAAGACCTGGAGACAGAAACAGAACCCGGAGATCAAATCAATGCGGAACTTAAAAAACAGCAGATCGTTCTCTTTAAGCTTGAGAACACCCTTGAAAGTGTACAAACGGACATCCAGTTCTTTGAGAAAAATCACAGCTGTCCGACCTGTAAGCAAACCATCAGTAAAGAACACAAGGAACACGTTATTGCCGAGAAGTCTGAAAAGGCCGAGGAACACCGTCGCTCGCTGGACCGCATAAAAGAAGCTATTAATATGTCTAAGAATAATCTGAACAAAATTACGTCAGTTCAGAATAAACTTAACGATCTAATTATCAAAGCTTCTGCCAAAGAACAAACTATGGAGTCCCTGATCAAACTTAATGAACGTTTGGATCAAGAGATGCTGGCTGTTGTAGAAACCGCAGACACACAAGCCAAAATTCAAGAAGCACAAGATCGTCTTTCCGATTTGCTATCCAAACAAGGAAAACTTTTGGAAAAAAAACAAAAAGCTCTTGACACTCTTCGTTCTTATGATAAACTGGTATTCTTGTT